ATGGCGTTTCACGATGATCTAGCAGCAAGCCATGAATCGCGGAACTTTCATAAAGTTTTATTGAGCGAGGAGAGGTGGCCTGGACTAAGATGAAATTACGTTTTGTTCTGGTCATGTGAAACATTTTTTGGTGTGGTGAGAAGTGTATTTTATGAGTGTCAGTTACCTTTAACTCACACATGAAAAAACCACAAGAATCGTTATATCCCAACAGATCTGGTGTACCAAAGCTAGTCCAAGACTCTAGTCTAGTCCACTGAATATTGGGAGTATTTTTCTTAACTAATTGCCAAAATTTACTCTCTCTTTTCACCGTAATTTACCGTATTGAAATGTACTACATATTGTAGTAAAAAGCAATCATGACACAAGATAAAAGGTTAACAGAACAACAACGTAAATTCGCAGAATTACTAGTTTACAACGAAGGACGTATGTCTCCGTCAGAGTGTGCTTATGAAGCCGGTTATAAAACAAGACCTAGACAGGCTGCTTCTGAAATGAGAAATGCTAAATACTTTCCATTAGTAGTGCAATACATAGGAGAGTTAAGGCAAGAGGTCCAGGAGAAGTATGGTATAACTTTTGAAAAACATGTTACTGAACTCGCAAAGATTAGAGATGAAGCTAGAAAAAAAGGTGCTTGGTCTGCAGCTACCAATGCAGAAGTTGCTAGAGGTAAAGCAGGTGGATTATACATAGATCAAAAAATGATCCTTACAGGTAATTTAGATACTATGTCAGAAGATCAATTAAGAGAAAGAATGGAAAAAATTTTAGATGATAATAAAGTTTTACTTGGTGAATCTACTGAGTTACCTTCTCCATCTTCAGAATCACAGCCCGAGGAAAAACATTCCGATCAGAAAAAACCTCATCCTTCTCATCATACGAACTAAAAGTCCAAACATTGTGTTTGTTTTTATGAAATATGTATGCATTGGTTATCATTACTGATGGTTTAAAGTTTAAGAATTCTTCTGCATTAGCATGCCCCGCATCACCCGTGATATCAACCCAACGGATTGTGTAGAAGTAATACTTCTTTTTATTCAGAACTAGATGTTTGTACTTGGACTTTTTGGGTTTTCTTGGCATGAAGAGTTTATACTATAAGTGGAATTTTTAGGCAAAACATTGTTTACAAAAGTAAAAAAATGTCTCGCGCGCCGAGTAGCTTGGCAAGGTGCTTAAATAAGCCTTGATATATAACAATTCTAGCCTGCCACCACCACCGCCTGTTTTGAAAATTGTAACAACAAAAACTAATTTGCCCTAAATCTCCACTATAGTGGCGATAGTTTAGAACCATTCTAAGTTTTGTTGAATGTAGGTGACTTAACAGCAATTTTGTGGCTCTTATCAGCTTTCATTACCACCATAACAGAAGAATCGCCTATAATTGTAGATTCTAAGACTTCCATACGTCTAATTTCTGCCAAAGTACCATCTTCTAACTCAATATATGCTCTAGCATTACTGACAGCATTACCTTTTTTACCATCGGTAAATTGATCAAGATACTCTTGTAAATGTTTTACATACATAATTTATTTTTTTCCCTTTCTAATCTCATAGATATATTTTTTAATAAATCATACCATTTCTTTTTCCACATTTCTTTCATTGCACCACCAGTTTTATTATACATGTTTGCAATGTTATCTAATCTTCTCATGTCTTGTTTTATGTTTCCCATAAGCCCTCCGCTTTTATTATTGCATATCCTATTTCCGTTGCGATTTGCGGGACGATAGAATTTCCCAATGCTTTAAGTCTGTATACCCTGCCTGATACCCCATTAGCCACTCTACCCACGTTGGGTTCAGTGCTCCACCAGCCTTGGTGCTCAGTGCCGTTCCCCCTTGTTTGTATTTCTCCTTCCTGTGATGCACGTCGTCCTGTACTGGCGTCGGCCACATCAGATTCGGATGTGCTACCTGGTCGTTGATGCTGATCGGCATACCTTTTTCTAATTTCATTTTCATCCTTTTCTCCGAACTTGCTCCACGATCGCAATGAGCGTCTGGAGTCCTCCAAACTTGCAACGATCCAGATCCTTTCTCTCCTGTGCGGGGCACCGACACCTGCAGCTGGAATATTGAACGCCCTGACTTCGTAACCTTCTCCTTCCAAGTCAGTGCACACAGATTCGAATACCATGCCCTTTTCGATGTTAGTAAGGCCTTTGACATTCTCTCCAATAATCCACCTCGGGGTAAACTCTTTGATGATTCGAAACATCTCAGGCCAGAGATGTCTGTCGTCACTTGTTCCTTTTTGTTTTCCTGCAACACTGAAGGGTTGACAAGGGAATCCTCCTGTGATGACATCTGGAAACTGAATTCCATCTGATTCGAGTTGTTCTTTGTTAATTTCTCTGACATCGTTATATATCTTAACTCCTTTCCAATGCTTTTGCAGCAACAATCTACTGTATTTATTATTGTCACAAAAAGCTGTTGTTTTAAAACAACCAGTCCTTTCAAGACCTAGTGAGAATCCACCAAGTCCTGAAAATAAATCAAGAATTTTGAGCATAATATTGATCCACCCTTTGTAACCATTTGTACTTATAATCTTTGAGCTCTTCTCCTTCGATAATAAATTCCTGATAAAAAAGATCTGGACTACACATCATAACCACACCTTTTTCTATGTATGTGTCATAAACAAAGTCATGTGCCATGCAATACGCAGCTAATTGTATAAAATAATCTTCAATCCATTCTCTTTGTTTTGGTTTATTTGTTTGTTTGAAATCAATAATAGAATCTTTACCATCAAAGATTCCTGATAAATCTGTTTGTCCTGCATATAAATCTGGATAATGTAAAGTTACTTCTGTGCCATAAAACTCTGATACTTTTGACAATCCACGATCCGCGATCATGTCTGCCATCTTCATGGCTTGTTTTCCTGTGTCCGTTAGATCCGCGTGCCCCGTTCCAAGTATCTTATGTTCGAGTATCTTGTGCATCGTTGTTCCACGGCTAGCTGCTCTGTCTTTAACTAACTCAGCTTCTTTCTTACCGACTCGTTCCGTCCATCTACGAAGTGATTCTCTTTTCTCTTCACTCATCGTTGCTTGTAATATCGTTGTTACCGATGGTAGTTTAGATTCACCAATAACATAGTGTCGTTTACCATTGATAGATTCTCTAACGGTTCCTGGATATACAAATTTTTTATTTTGTTTTATTAACTCTTTCTTACGCATATTTTTTTCTATGTCGTGATATTCTTTTATATCTTCATCACTCATCATTTATTGTTTGTTAGTATCCATCTTACCATGGCTGTTGATGGGTCGTAGCCATCAAACTTCGCACTACAGCCAACTAAAAACAAAAAACTAATTATTAATATTATTTTCATTATTTATCCTTATAGTGGTTTATTAATTGTTTTATCTTTTCAGCTTTAACTTTGGCGTCTGGTAGTAGTAATTTACATACTTGATATGCTTCTCTAAATGTACATCGCCATCTGTATTGCATTAAATATCCAGTGCCATCTTTTCTTTTACCTTTTCGTGGCTTTTTATTTACAGTGCCAACACCTAAAATTTTGTGAACCCAATTGATTACCGGTTCATCTGTCATAGTTATTTCCATACTAATTCTCATAGAGTTTGAATACCTGTGTCCTGGTCCCTTGTGGGCTTTTTTCTTTTCTTGTCGCTTTGCAAAATATATACTTCCCTCTCCGTCGAAGAGTCCTGCTATATAGGCTGCTTGTTTGTCGTTCACTCCAGATCATCCCACCGTGTTCTCTTTCTATCTTTCTTTGTTATTTTATTTATAATGAAGAATGCTATTGTGGCTCCAATACTTATAGCAATGAAGCCCATCAATAACATACCAAAACCATATTCAGGAGTCATCAATTGTCTTTTCTATATTGATTACACTCATAAACATTTGGTTCGTTAATTACTATCTCACCCTCGTAATTGCATGTTTCACATTTTGCATGCATCTCTTCTCTGGCAAGAGCATAATCAACTCTTATAAAACCATTGCCCTTACAATCAGGACAAATTATTTTATGTTTCCTTTCCATTCTTTTTATCTCCCTTATTTTCTTTGAAAAAACGAATTAGTCGACCTATCATTTTAGATCTTGTTCTGTTAGTTTTATTTGCTAACACACCTAACTCTTCCCAATCTTTTTTAGGAACCGATAAAGATTTATATTTATTTGGATCTGCCATTTGATTCCTTTCTCATAATTTGTCTTCTCATATATGGGAAATTACAACAAAAATACAAGGCTTGCAACAAATATTTTTTTAGTATATTGTGAGATTCTCTTCTCACACCTTTTGTTTGCTCGTCTGAGATTTCTATTCTCAGACGGGCAGCATTTACGTTAATTCCTCAATTATAGGTTTCTTTTTAGGTACCACTATCTCTTGTGGAAGACATTCAAACTTAATATAGATGTTGTATTTATTAACATCTTCTGGACCAATCTCAATCATTTTAGCTTTACTTTCATCATAACCTGTAATCATGCAATCATAAGCTGAATCAAATTGATCATTAAAAACAAATGGTTGGAGACATGTGTTTGCTGCTCCAGAGCAAATATATAATACCAATGCAAATATTTTCATTACCTGCCCTGGCCCCGATACATTTTTCTAGAAAATTTTTTATTTGGTTTTTTTGCATGACGACCAGGTCTTTTCTTTGGTGTCGTTGCTTTATAATTATTTACTCCGAACTTTGGTTTTTTAGCCATTCTTGTTCTCCTGCTGTCAGTGGTAGATATTTTATACTACCATTTACATATTGTTTTGTGTCTTCACCACAACTTGTACATCTATAAAAGTCTGACACGATGGCTATTAAAATAGTTTCGTCTTCACATGCAGGACACCTACCTTGAACCGTATCTATATGTCCTAATACTTTTAAAAATTTTGTCATCAATCTAATATTAAAGCTTTAATACCCTTCCTACCTTTGTATATTTCTGTTTCTGCTTTACCCTTGTAACATTTGTAAGATACAGATTCTGAATACTCACGTTCAGCATGACGCTTGCCTCGAAGGCACGCAGCCATGTTTTCTTGGATTAAGTGTTCTTTGATCTCTCCGTTTACAAACATCAATAAAGCTACTATAGATTCTATCATTGTCCATTACCATTTGTATATTTCATTTCTCTATTTGAATCTTTTAGTCTTTCAATATCCTCTAAAACTTTATCCATTTGTTTTCTTAAAAATTCAATGTTTACTTTATTTAACGCCATTGACTCTATATGTTTATTTAATTTGTCCGTGGTTTTATAAAGATCTTCGATCATCATAAATTGTTCGCTATCTGCAGGCAACGCTCCAAGTTGACCCCGTGGCCATTTTATTCTAAACTCTGTATTTTCTTCCAGGTCCTTCTCCATAATTTGTATTCTAGTGTCCGCAATGTTTAGACGTTCTATAATTTGAAAGTAACCCATAGTGCCGAGTGCCACGATGATGATCAAAGAGGCAACCGTCTTCATTGGCATTTGGACGGCTGCCTCTTCAGAAATATTTAATGGTTTCTTGGACATAAATTATCTTGACCAAAGCCAATCTTTGACTTTTTTAAATGGCCAACAGATTATGTTCCATACCCATTTAATTATTTTTTTAGCCATGTTATCCTCCTTTACAAAATTTTTAACTTCATCTGTAAGAGTTAATACTCCTAAATTGCATCCACATACATTACACAAAAGTGCACCACGATGTGCATGTCCACATAAATTACATAAATTTAAACTCATTTTTTCTTTTCCTCTATTTCATAAAAGAACTTGTCTGTATCTTCTGTACGCCAAGCCCTACTATCCTCTACGTTCCACTCATTAGTTTGCACTTTCCAATCTGGAATATTGTCCTTCACAGTAAACGAAGGTATGTCCCATATACATCTATTGTTTGGTTGTGCTGCAAAATTACCATCATCTAAGGCAATTATGTGTGCGCATTTATGTTCATGCGGTATCTCTGAGTGATCAGTATCTAGTATGTTACTATCAGGATGTGCAAAGTCAACAGTAAATAAATATTTACCTGGATGCCATTTTTTATCTTTACCTAT